ATCTGAATCTAATTCTTTTATTCGCTCATCACACATTACATTCAAGCTATCTATTACATGTTGATTGAATAACATTACCATTCTCCTTGTGTAGGTATAGTATTATGTAAAATCTCATAGGTTGCATTTTCTAATAATGCATTTTCTTTTTCTGTGAGAGGTTTATCAAAATGAATTTTACTTATTAAATTATCTTGATATTTTTTTACATGTCCGTTTGCTATTTTATGTTTAATCATTTTAGTTCTCCTTAATTAATTGGTCAAAATAACAGTACCACCCTCTACCATCTTCGTCAGCAATCCAACACTTACGTTCATCATCAGATTGAGAGACAGTAAACACCTCACCTATCGCATCTTCATACTCAGGTTTTAATCTTACTTTATCACCATCATAAAATATTTCCATTTTAGTTCTCCTATTTTTACATTAAGTTATTGTCGTAAGCCCTGCATTTTACAGGGCTTTTCTGACAGACTACTTACTAATACTCCTTAATTGTCATTGATTTTAATGAGTCTTCTCTAGTTGAGTGAACCCTTGCTACCCTTATTCTTTCAATGGCAGACTCTAAAGCTATCACATTAATTTTTCTTTGACTTCTTTCTTCATTTAATTCTTCAACCTGTTTGATTGCTCGGTATATCTCAGCATCAAGTCTATCATATCGACCTTTTTGAGTTGCTTTCTCTAGTCTAATGAGAGAAGTTATGCCCTCCTTAATTACTTCTTGAACTTCTTTATCTGCATTTAAATTATACATTACTTTTCTCCTTTATTTAAAACGTTATATTCTTCTACATAAAACTCCTTTTCATATCCTAAATCTAGAGCCTTTTGATTTTTTTCTATTGCATAGTCTTCTGCAAGTATTCCATCATCAAAAACTTCTACAATATTTCGTTCCGTACTTCTTAATAGATACACTTTCATTATTTTTCTCCTTGGTTTAAATTTAAGTTCTTTAAAAATTCTCTTTCTTCTTCTTCTGCTATTTCATTTTCTATATCAATCTCCCACTGGTCTTCATCAAAATCTTCTTCTTCATAATCATACATTATACTTCTCCTTCGTTGTTTTCAAATTCAGACGCTAACCAGTAAAGTTTTATATCACTTTCTTCATCTGCCATAAAATCCATAAAGCTATCAATTACATCATGCATTATTTATTCTCCCATTTATTTATTGAAAATTTAATTGCATCATCTAAACTTATACCTGCATCAATAAATGACTGAGTATAAGATATAAATTCGTTTTTCTTCCATGTCACATAAATATCTAAGCCTTGAATTACATAATCTACATTTTCATTTTTTACTTTTTGCATTATAATACCCTTCCTTTTGGTTTAGTTGATTTAATTATTTCATTAATTTCTTTTACCCTTCTGTAACATGGTTTCCCATTATGCTCTATATGATATTCATCTGCTGACCAATCATTTATTACACCATCAACAACAGCAATCACATGTCTGGAAACATTAACTAAAAATGTGCCCTTACTTGGTAGCTGTCTTAAAACTGTATGAACTGTGCAAGATTTAAAATCAAATCTTTTTATATCGAACCCTCTTGCTTTAATTACATTAAAGTATTGAGGTTGATAAGTTCCCCTCCTATCTTTCCTGCCCTGCTGTTTCATTTTATAATATGCTTTGGAGTAACTCATTTTACATACTGTAGCTGTTGCAATTACAGTACAAAAATTAGTATCTCTATGATATTTTTCACCTACTTTTCTTAGTTCTTCAAAAGTTCTTTTCATTTTGAAACCCCCTAAAATTTATAGTCTTACTTGATAGATACTTTTTCAAATACCTATTAAGTAAGATAAAGCCTTCAGTATAACCAACCTCTATTCTGTGCATTATATCAAACCTAGGAATATCACTGATAAATTGTGATAGAGCCATACAATATAAAAGCGTTGAATATAGCTACGCTTAAGGCTTTATCTAAGGGATATTTTTTATTTTTCTAGTATCTGAGTCCTTCTATCCTAATCTACCAAGGTAGAACTGCAAGGATAACCCTATCAGGCTATATTTCCCGAGCTAATCGAATTTTTGAGAACCTTGGCTAGAAACTTTGGAACTGCCCTTGGACAGATATCTAGCTATTCAATTTTTACAAGTTCAAAGCCTTTCGGGCTTCTCGATTAACTTGGTTCCCATTTTGAGGTATGTAATTATATAAGTCAACACTTTATTTCAATTAAATGTAATTAATTTACCCCCCCATATCCCTTACTAGCAAAGGCTCACAGCTTGTCTATATATTAAATGACATATAAATATTAATTAAATCGTAAATAAATGTAGATATATTTAGAGGTTCAAATATAAATAAAATTAATTAAAACAATTACTTGACATTGTGTAGATAGTATGAATGGTAATGCACCTCCAATCTAAATGATAATCATTCGCAATAACATGCTTACGTGTGAATTTAGTTGTAAATGAGAATGAGAATGATTCGCATTCAATATTTCCGACAGATACAAGCGACCATAGGGAGCAGGCGACCCCGAAGGGGGAGCAGGGTTTGACTCCTATAGATGAACTGCACCTTAAAAAAATCTAACAGAAATTCTCAATATCGAGTTGTTGTTAATAATACTCTTATAATTAACAAGAAATAAAAAATGGCTCGCAGAAGTACCAGTGCAGCTCGCTTCGTCTTCGACTCAGTAGGGGAAAGGGGAGTTATAAGGTTTAGTTATATGTAATTAGTTTATTATAAGTAAATATTATTAAAAAGCTCTTGACTTTTATTAAAAAGTATGATATAATATTGTTCTATTAAGAAATAAAATATTAACACTCTTAACATTATATTATTATTTAATAGTATGATAGTTAGGATTACTATATTCTAAATTAACTAAGAAAGTACTTGACTTTTAGAGTAAAGTATGGTATACTAATGTATAAAATAAAAACTCGTCTAAATTAGGAGACTTCCCTTTGGATAAAAAGATATTGAAAGATTCTATGGGTCGTCTTAGAACAACCTCTTTATTTGTGGAGTTCAAACATCCACAGATGAAACCTCTCTACTCTCTTAAAGAGTACGACATAGAAACACCCGAAGGTGTCTATCCTTCTCTGAAAAAGATGTATATGAGCTATGACCATGTTCCTGGCTTCGAGTATGATTTCGCAATGGACATATTCGGTTCTTGGGAACAATGGACTAAACTTTGTAATATATCCCAACTACGGGGGGAATTGCAACAGTGGAGAGATGAATTAGATATTCGTATTAAAGCTAGTGCTCTTAAACAGATGATGCTTGCATCTAAAGATAATGATGCTAAAGGTATCAATGCTGCTAAGTATCTTGCAGATAAAGGTTATACTAAAAAAGCAGGTAGACCTTCTAAAGAAGAAATCATAAGACAAACTAAAATAGAAGCAGGAGCTAACCAAGAGTTAGCCGATGATATGAATCGTATTGGTTTATCTGTTGTTAATGGGAGTAAGCACTAATGGGAAAGTATAAAGATATGGACCCTGGTTTTCATTATAAACCTATTGGTGGATATGGAAAAATAACAGCTGTTCCTATGCCTACTATAGATACTGTCTTTAAAAAAAAGAAAAAGAAATCTAATGAAGCTATAATACAGGAATTTAAAGCTAGACATAAATCTCTTCTTCAAGGATATAAAAAATAATGTCTTATGTTGACCCTAAAACAGGTAAAAGAGATTATGCTAAAGAAAGACTTCGTGAATCTAAAGAAGCTAAAGAAAAAAGAAAACGAAGAGGGGTAGCACGATATGCTATGCAACTTAAAGTAGGAGACCCTAGAGTTGTTGACCATATAGATAATAATGCTCTAAATAATTCTCCAAGCAACTTGAGGATAGTAAGTAAAAAAACAAACCAACAAAAACAAAACATGAGGAAAAAACGAAATGGCTAAGATTACACTCCCGACTATTGCAGCAGGTTATGCAAGTAACGCTGCTTTTAATACTGCATTTGGACAAATTGATGCAGAGTTCCAAAGTAAAGTATTATATAGGGATAACCCATCGGGTGAGCCTAATACAATGCAAAACTTATTGGATATGAATAGTAATGCAATTAATAATGTTACTATGCTTACAGCAACTGGAATTACTGTAGCAGGAGTTAATCTAACAGCTAAAGTTGCAGAAGCAGCAACCAGTGCTACGGCAGCAGCTGCTAGTGCAGCATCAGCATTATCTAGTAAAAATTCAGCAGCAGCTACTAAACTTGACTTTGATAAAAGGTATCTAGGTGCTTATGCAGATGGTTCTATACCATCGACAGGTCCTGGTGGCACAGCATTAATTACAGGTGCATTATATTTTAATACAACAAGTAATCAAATCTTTTCTTGGACATCAGGAGATGCTTGGGTAGCAATTAAACCTACCTCTTCAGAACAAACAGCTATTACTGCTGTAGCAGCAGATGCAACAGACATTGGTGCAGTAGCAGGAAAAGCTACAGAGATTGGTAGACTAGGTACATCAGCAGCAGTTGCTGACTTAGCTTTACTAGGTACTACTGCAATCGTAGCGGATATGGCACTACTTGCTTCAACAGCAGTTATTGCAGATATGGCTATTCTTGGTTCTGATGTAGTTATTGCTGACATGGCTATTTTAGCAACAGCTCCTATTGTTGCAGACATGGCAATACTAGGAACAACTGATGTAGTTAATGATATGAATGTTTTAGGGACAAGTGCAACTGTAGCTGCAATGAATGTACTAGGTACTTCAGCAGTTGTAACTGATATGGGGATATTAGGTACTGCAGCTATTGTTGAAGATATGGGTATTCTTGGAACATCTGGAAATGTTACAGCTATGGGATTACTTGGTACTTCTGGTAATATATCAGCAATGAATACATTGGGTACTTCAGCAAATGTTACTAACATGACTGCAGTTGCTTCTAATATTTCTGGTGTTAATAGTTTTGCTGATTTATATAGAGGAGCTGCTAGCTCAGACCCAGGTGGTTCTGTTACTACAGGTTCTTTATATTATAATACATCTGGAAGCCCTAAACAATTAAAAATTTATGATGGTTCTAATTGGGTAAATGCAGCTTTTGCTGGTGGTGGTGCTGTAACTGCTTTTAATGGTAGAAATGGTTCAGTAACTTTATTAAATGCTGATGTTGTTGGAGCTCTATCTACAGGAGCTATTGCTACTGCTAAAATTGCAAATGATGCAATTACTGCTGATAAATTAGCTAACTCAATTAATTCAGCTATAGCTGCTAACTCATCTAAAACAGGAATTACTACTGCACAAGCAAATGCAATAACAGCTAATACTGCTAAGACAGGAATCACTAGTGCACAAACAAGTGCAATTACTGCTAATTCTTCAAAGGTAACTAATGCTACTCACTCAGGTGAAGTAACTGGTTCTGGAGCACTTACAATTGCAAACAATGCAGTAACAAAAGCTAAAGTTAATTTTGTTTCTGATAGTAGTACAGCAGGATTAACTGTAAAAGGAACCTCTGGAGTTGTAGATGGTTATATACAATTAAACTGTTCTGAAAATTCTCATGGCATTAAAATTAAATCTCCTCCTCATTCAGCAGGAGCATCTTATACATTAACACTTCCTAACAATGATGGTGATGCTGACCAAGTCTTAAAAACTAATGGTTCAGGTGTTACTTCTTGGGGAACAATTTCTTCAGTCCCTTCTGCAGTTAAAAAAACTTTTAATTTAGCAGGGAGTGGTTCTCCAGCAGTTACAGCAGGTCGAGGTGTTTCTCTAGCAACTGATGGAACAGTAGGTATATTACCTACAAGTAATGCAATTGGTTCTACAATAACACAGCCTAGTATGAATGGAGGTCTATCTTCAACTAAAGGTTGGACAAGTGATGGAAGTAAATGGATTAAAGCTGTTGCTTCAGGAACAGGTTTGTCTAGAATTCTTACTCTAACTGGTTATTCAGTGAATACTTCAGGAGTAGTGACAACAGGAGGTACAACAGTAACAGTAAAATCAGAAAATTTTTGTTCTCCAGGAGGTGTAGTATGGATTATGCCTATCTATCAATGTTGTGCTATAGATAATGATAAAATTCTTATGCTGTCTGGTGGTGCTTCAGTTACAAATGGTGGAGGAGGTAGTGGTGGTGGTAATGAAGAATTTGAATCAAAGTATCGAGTAAATATTATTTCAATAGCTGATAATGGTAATGTTTCTAAATCATCAGACTACTTAGCTGCTCATCAAGGACCAAGAGTAAACTCATGGCCCACTTACTTGGGTCACGGTATATCTAAAATAAGTGATACACAATATCATTTAGTTATGAGTAATGATAAAGATTATCAAGAAATGTCTAAAATAGTAACTGTTTCAGGTACAGCCATAGCTTCTTCTGCTGACAATGGTGCTCCAGGAGCTGCTGCAGATTTAATGTTACAATCTAGCACAGGTTTCAGAGCAAGCACATGGTATAATACTTGTCAAAACGATATAGCTGCAGATATTGGAGCTAATCCAAGTTATCTTACAACAGGTAATAAAGTTGTAGCTGCAAGACATAGTACTGCTGCTATTCAAATAGCTTCTATTAGTGGAAATGCTCTAGGAAGTGCTAGTTCTACAACAGTTATTTCAGACGCAGCAAATGTTAATACAATCAGATGGTGTGTTTTAGCTAATGCTTTATGGATGGCAAGATATACATTAACAGGAACTAATGAAATTGTTTATAGAACATTTTCAATTAATGAATCTACTGGAGCTTTAACAAGTGTTTATTTTTATAATACAAACACATTAGAAAGTAAAAATAATCCTTATGATTTAGAAACATTTAGAGCACAAAGAGCAGGACTATCAGCAGCAGCACAAACTGTAGTTGGTGTAGGCATATATGATGTTGGAGGTGTGCAGTCTAATATTATAAATAGTATGTCTGTATCTGCTGCTGGACAAATTCTAGGGTTTAATACAGGAGGTAGTAATCTCTTTGTAAACCCTTCAGATAGAGAGTTAGTTAATTATATGGATGGAGTTTGGTGGTATTCATATAGGGCTTCTGAAGTAACCTATACTAAAAAATATACAGTAAATGCTGCAGCTACTCCACCATACAATCATGTAGGATTTGCTTCTGCTAGCTCAAGTTCTGGAGCTCAATCAATTACAGTTGCTGGTGTAGCAACAGGATTTAGTAGTTTAACTATAGGTAAACTATATTATACTGATAGTTTATTTACTGGACAAGTTACAATATCATCCTCTTCTGGAAATCTTGTAGGTAAGGCTATATCTGCTACTGAAATACTTTTAAATAGGAATCCATAATGACTAATCAAGAATATATAGAGTACTTAAAAAAATTACTAGTAGAAAGTGACTATACAGTATTATCTGATGTCCCTTTAACTGCTAGTTGTAAAGGGTGTTTCTTAGCATGGAGAAGTACTATAAGAACTATGCTAATTACTTTTGAATCCACCCAAGCACCAACTATACCTGCACCACCTTCGGTGGAGTGGGTAGAATAACTTAACTTAAAGGAGAACTAAAAATGGCTAAAACCAAAAAGACCCCATTTGATTTATACGACAAAGAGTACTTTGTAGAAGATTTAAATGAATCACAAGCAACTATATTTCAACACATAGGTGATTTAGAAAGAAAGACTAAACAATTAATATTTAATCTAGACCAACTTAATGTAGGTAAACAAGCTTTCATTGATAAACTACATTTAAGTTTAATAGAAAAGAATTTAGTAACACCTAAAAAAGAGGAAAAATAATGGAGTATCTATTATATATTATCATAGGACTATATGTTTGGGAAGTCTTCTTTAGAAAATGGTGCTTTAAAAAAGTAAAACTTATTAAAGACTCGTATAAAAATAAAAACCTTAACTGGTATAAAAATACAGTTATAGAATGGGTAAAGAGTAGATTCTAATGAGTGATATTAATCCTATAGAGTTTGGTAAAATGAAAGAACAAATCGAGCAATTACAAAAAGGTCAAGATGAACTCCGAAAAGACATGAAAGAAATGTTGGCGTTAGCTAATAAATCTAAAGGTGGTTTTTGGATGGGCATGGGTATAGCTTCCTTTGTAGGTGGTTTAATATCTATAGCTATTAGAAACTGGATGCAGTAATGAATATTAAACAAAAAGTAGTTTCACTTTTATTTTTCTTAACTATTCTACCAGTCTCACCAATTGTATTCGCTGTACTATATGGGTGGACAAATTGACTTTAGCAGATATGCTCAAAACAAATATAGTCCTTGTACCTGTTATAGCATCATTAGTAGTTGGTACTTTTACTGGAGTTAAATATATTGTAAATTTAACAGACACAGTTGGTAGTAACGCTAGGCATATTGAGCAACTACAAACCAAATCAAGTAATAGCAATGAAAAACTAAATGATTCTAAACAAAGTATAGCTATTGAATTAGGTGAAGTAAAGGCTGATGTAGCCAAAATGGAAGCATCTATGAGAATGGGAGAAGATTTATACAGAGTTTTAGCAGACCAAGTGAGGGAGCATACATATGATATTAAGGACCTTAGTCGTTAGTCTTGCACTACTAAGTCTA